TATACTGAATACCATAAGGATAATCCTATGATTAAATATTCTCATGTTTTTGAAATTGAGTTGAACGGAGAGAAAAGTTGGATTATTGTTAGAGAAGATATAACCGGGAATGCCGTCCTTTATAGTATATCGGATAGTGATAAGGTCTTGACTGGCATAAAAAAGAAGTAGTCCGATAGACCATCACCGTAGAACTACAATCCACGGCTGAATCTATCAGACTACTTTATGTTTTTAGAAGAATGATTTTCAAATAGCCCCCCTCGGAACTGTAATCCGAGGACTTGTTTGTAAACCACTTCTTTCTGCAAAAATATAAATTATCTCCTAATTGTCTAACGATTTTGGAAATTTAATCGTCAAAGTCGAGAATAAGCTGTTTCCCGTTGGCCTTCCATTGTTCAAATGAGTAATCGACTGTCATGTTCATTTGCTTTGTAGCTTTGGCTAGTTTGTTCTTCGCTTCATGGAACTCTTTTTTGAGGATTTGGATACGGGCCCAGTCTTCTGCTTGTCTTTTCTGCTTTTGATTGACGAAGCTGGCGTAAGAGGCGAAATGATCATACAGTGTATCGTAACACTGCATTTTGTATTTAATGACGGAAGCTCTTACTTCTTCATCAACTCGATTAGTATCAATTGAAAATAACCATCCAAAAACGTATCGGATAGGAATGCAGTACATTTCACGTTCTTTCCCGTCTGCGGCAACCGAGGTCATGATGACCCCGGTTGAACTTAATATTTCATCACGATCAATTCTATTACGTTGAGCTTTGGCGTCTATGCCAAGAGCATCACAAATAGGTTTGATGGGAACTAGTTGATTAGGATCATTACTAGCCATGATAGCCACATTGTTTACTTTCGCAATCTCTTTTACGTTAAATGATAAATTTTTCATATTTCCGAAAAAAGCGAGGGCAAAGGAGATTCTGTAGTAAAGTGGCAGTTTACAGAATACACCCAATGCCCTCTAAATTTCCTATTGACGCAACTGCCACGTAACGTCTTTCTGAGATAATATATAAATCAGAAAAACTTTTTCCGGAAGCAGATGGCGATACCTTCTATATTTTCGCTCTTTGCATTTGTAATTTTGCACTTAGCTTCTCAGCTTCCTTTTGCATATTTTCGGAAGCATGTTTGATGTAGTATAGCATTCCTTCGGTTCTTCCGATTTCTCGGCCGGTATTGAATGCAGCTTGTAGTTCAGGAGTGGAGTACTTACCCATTTCGGAGGGTTTGGCCGTTGGTTGTTGGGTACTATTATTCCCCGACAAACAAATGTTTTGCTGTTTGGACATAACTAACATTGTTTGTTATAGAGGATAGACAAAAAAACGGTTTCGCCTGTCCCATTGTCCTACACCAGCAAAGGCAGTTACGGCCATTAAGCCGTATCATGGGGGTACGAAACCGTTATACTTTATAATACGTTCATATATGGGCATAAAAAATGCCGACACAAAAATATGTTCGACGGTCACCCGCCTTTGCTGATAAAATAGGACACCACAAAGATGAACACTTATTCTGAATCCTGCAAGAAAAAACTTTCCCTCCCTTATATTTTAAACAGAAAACTCTTATGACAATTTTAGATTTAATCAAGGCGGCATGTAAGACGAAAGGCGTGCCAGAGAAGTATGCGGAACGTATTCAGAAGACGTTCAAAATCGAAAAAGCTGAAGGAATGGAGGCTTTTGTGGACCTGTTCAAAGAAAATATCCTTCCGGCTATCCAGGAGGCAGAGAATGAAGCTAAGACTACGGCTGAAACGGCTGCGGTCGCTGCATACGAAGCAAAACATGGATTAAAAGACGGTAAACCGGTGGAAGATCCGGATAAGAATAAGAAAACGGAAGAAGAGCTGTTGAAGGATCTTAGCCCGGAAGTAAAAGCTTATCTGGAAAGTATGAAGAAGAGTGTCGATGATATGGCTAAAAAGGTGGGTGATTCCATTACTAACTCGGCAAACGAAGCCAAAAAAGAAATAGTCCGTAAGCAGTTGAAAGATGCCGGTCTTCCGGACAGCTGGCTGGGACGTGTGGATTTGGCTTCTGAAACGTCTATTGAGGATCAGATCAAGACACTATCCGAAGAATATACCGGAATCCAGCAAAAGGCGATCGATGATGCTGTGGCTCGTGGCGATTACGCTCCCGGTTCCGTAAATCTTCAGGACCGTTCCGAAGCGGATTGGGCGAAGCTGATGGATCAGGACGTCGATAATAGTGCAAATAATCCCGGTGTGGTAAACCTGGGTATTGAATAATCAAATAAAGTGTAGCATTATGTACAGAAAGAGAGAAAGAGAATTCCAGTATCCTCCCGGAATTGAAAAGATTATTGAGGATGTGATCGGTGGTGGGACGATTGATCGCAGAGACTTGCAGAACGCTTTGTTCAATGGCAAGGCGTTGGACGAACTGCCTCCGATTGTAATAGTAGTAAAAGATCCGGAAACAGGGCTGTATCATGTATTGAAGACGGCAATGGCTTCCGATGCAGGTAGTGAAACAACTTATAAGGTGGCCAAGAATCATCTGTTCGGTGTGGGTGACTTCGTGACGATTGGTGGCGCTTTGACTGGCGCTTCCGATAAGATCACAGCTATTGATAAGAGTAATGCGGATTTCGATACGATTACGCTGGCAGCAACGATTGGGGCTGCAACAAAAGGTCAAGTATTGGTTCAGGCTAAAGACAAGCAGGCTGCGAAAGCCACCAAGTTACCTTATGATGGCGAATTGGTCGTCACGATGAATAAAGTCGACTTGACTGTAGCTAACCAGCAGTCCGGGTTATTGGTAAGAGGTACGGTAAACGAATCCTGTATGCCGTTCCCGGTAGATAAGGACTTGAAGGCATTAATGTCGTTTATCCGTTTTGTGTAATCCATTAAAATCAGATATATGGAAAGAAGTTTAATTAAGCAAGTGAATAAAAAGAACATGGCGGCCCGTTTGAATACCCGTCATGTGAAACCGGTTGTCTTCCCGAACTTCTTCGGGGTGAAAAGAAAGACCTCGTTGAAGTGGGAGACTCTGACCGGTGAGAAAGGCGCTCCGGTAATGGCAGACGTGATCTCTTTCGACGCTTCCGCACCGCAGAAGACCCGTGAGGTGATCAGCAAGCTGTCCGGCGATATCCCGAAGACAGCCGTCAAGCGTGGCATGAATGAGAGCGATTATAACGAGTACAAGCAATTGGAACGTGATGCGCAAGGTGACGCAGACCAATTGGCATTGCTGAACCTAGCTTTCAAGGATCAGGACTTTGTATATAATTCCGTCCGTGCCCGTTTCGAATGGTGGTGTATGCAGCTCATGAGCCGCGCGGGTTTCCATTTGTCGGCAAAGAACAATGGCGGTGTCGTTACGGCTGAGTTTGTCGGTTGCGGTATGCCGAAGAAGAACCAGCGTAAATCTACTACGGACTGGAGTAACGCTACAACGGCCAATGGATTGCAGGATATTGA